GCGGCATCTTGTCCCAAAACTTTAGCGCCTACGCGGATGTTTTCAAACGGATCTTTGCGCTTCTCTGGATCGCCACCGCCCTTGGTGAAAGTGCGGTTAATCAGTTGCATCAGTCCCTGCGCGGTAGAAGTCTTGCTCTGGGCGTCGACTTTGCCGCCGCTTTCAGCTTGAATAACTGCGCGAAGCGTGGCTGGAGGAATGCCATTGATCTTAGCTTGTTCGTCAATGTATGCGTCCAAATCGGCAGGCACAGCCACGCCGTTCTTGTAGCCGGGAACACCCCCAGCAGCCATGCGAAGCACGGGCTCACTACGCTGGGCAAAGTCAAATATGCCGCCTTGCGCCATACCTTCGTTGGCATCGTCTCCGTAACCAGCAATACCGCCATCAGCCATGCGCTGAATGTTGGGAGCGGGGAGCGTTCCAATACCTTGCTCTTCGGGTAGTTGACCCATCTGTGCCAAAGCTGCATCCGCCACCTTGGGCTGTGGCATACCTGCCATCTGCGCTTGCGCGGCTTGGCGCATCTGCTTGCGACGGCCGTCTTCAGAAATAATCAACGGAAGAACGTACGGGTCGTTCTTGTGCATCATCGCCATCTGCTTGAGGGCTTGATCGGGCAACATCGCAATTTGCGATGTGATCTTTTCGGAGTTTGGTAATGCCATGTTCTTCAGCCCATATTATAGATAGCCAAGTCTGCCAGACCAGCGGGGCGCTCGTCAACAGAACCGCCTTTAGCAAACACACCAAGACCCTTGGCAGCGATACCCGCGCCAGCTACCTGAGACAGCATTGACGGAGGTGTTGTGTACATTGCAGAAGACTGCTGTGCCAGAGGTAAACCACGGATCATGTCAGACATGAAGCCCATCTGTTTGTACGGGTAGTTTTGATAGTTCAGGAAGTCCTGATATTGATTGTTCAGCACGTTCTGGACTTGCTGTTGTTGCTGGCCACCAAACTGATTCTGTAGGTTGAGCAAACCAACGTTCTGGCCATACTGTGTCTGACCAATGTTAGCCAAGTTCTGTGCGGCTTGATTAGCGGTTTGCAATCCTTGAAGTCCAAGCCCTGCGCCAAACTGTTGTTGCTGAGCGTTCAGTTGCTGCGCCGCTTGGTTTTGAGCCTGCGAAGTGTTGAACTGCTGCATCGCTTGTTGGTAAGCGTCTTGCAAACCTTTAGCTTGGATGTCACCTTTTTGACGGGCTAAGTTGCCTGCGGCCTGCGCACGCATGAGGTAATCGCCACTGCCGCCAAACGCGCCTGCACGGGCAGCCTGCGCACCCTGTGCTTGACGTGCAATATCTGCCTGACGCTGGGCGTCTTGTTGCTGGCGCTCTACTACGTTTTGAACGTAGGGCGACATATAGTCTTTTATCGCTTGCCCCGTAAACTTTTGTGCTTGGTAGGGATTGAACGTGTACTGCGTGTTGAGTGCGCCCAAACCTGCCATACCTGCCATAGCGGTAGCATCACCCAACTGAGGGGCGGTTTGCATCAGTGCCGCGTTTTCGTACGACTGCTGTTGCAAAGGTGTGAACTGCGCTACGCGCTCCCCCAAATACTGCTGGTAGGGGTTAAGGTCGGGATCAGTGTAAAGCTGGGCTTTGCCTAGCAGTTCTTCTGCGTAAGGGCGGATCGGTTCCGCAAAACCTTGTTGGTACTCTTGTATTTGAGAAACTGGGGTCGTTGCCATGATCTATTCCTTACGCGGGAAGATATTTGTCAGCGCGGCTATTGGCCGCTACTTTGTTTTTGCCTGTGGTCTTGCCGCGTGCACGTTGCACACGGTCCATCATGGCATAGAGTTTCTTAGCGCCTGCATCTGTAGAGCCGTTACCCAACTCGGATACGATACGGGCAGGCACTACAAACTCACCATCTGCAAGACGTGCGGGTTGCTGTTTAGCGCCAATCGTTGCTGGGATGCTGTCAGACACGCCATCACCGGGGCCTTTAAGTAAACGGCCACCATCAGAGTAGCTACCCAAAGAGCCAAGACCGCCGCCCATGGCGTAGTGCATCAAACCACCTTTAGCGCTGGCTACGCTGCCGCCTTCTGTGCCTGTAGTAGAGCCTGTGTTGCCGTCAGCCGCAGGGCCAATTCCCATGCTTGCTTCAGGTATAGACATATCGGGAGGTGCGGGGGTAAAGCCAGAAATGGTGTTACCTGTATTACTTGACGCACCTGTGGCATTTCCGGGGCCGCCTTGCTGAGAAGCGTCGGCCAAAGCAGCGGAAGTTAAGTAGCCTTGGTAGTCGCCAGCAAAAGGGCGTCCTTCTTTTTGACCGTACATCAACCAATGCTCGTAAGCAGAAGTGAACTGTGTTGGGTTTCCTGAAATGGACTTACCTGTCTTTAACTCAGCAGCAACATCGGGGTTAGCCGCAAGATAGGCTTTCTCATCAAAGTAAGTTTGTGGCTGGCCGGGCACACCTTTGACTGTTGTTGTAGCGGCGGGCTTCAAACTGTTTGTCTTTTTGCCCAACACGTACTCGCCGTAAGGCGCAGAAATTTGAGCCGCACTTGATTTGGCTGGATACTTGCCGCTGCCTTTGCCCATCAGGTAGTCATACGCGGCCAACGAATCGCCAGTCTGCTTGTTGTACAGTTGGTTGAATTCAGCAATAGTTCTTGGCGCTTTGGCTGTGTAGCCCAAGCTTCCGCCACCAGCAGTGTAGGCGCTCTTGATTGCGTCAATTCCTGTGAAACCGCCGTATGGACGACCGGGAATGTTTGGCACGACTGTGCGTGTCTGATCGGGGTTTGTAATGATGTCGCCGGGGGTGGCAATAGAGACTGTGCGGCCAAGGTAGTCCACGCCAGTCTGGTTACCAGAGCCGTAGTTACCATACGCGCCGTTGTCGTATGTTGTAGCAGTATCAAGTTTTGTTTCGCCGGGGACTACGCTTGTAATTGGTGTAACAGGTTTAACTTTAGTATCGGGGAATAGCTCGGCTAAGGATTTACCTGTGGCGGCTTGTAAATCCGCCGCGCTCATACCGATGCGGTTCATTTCAGTTAACGCCGCTTCACGGGCTTGCTGGCCAGTCATGTTCCCAGAAGCAATTTGGTTTTGCAAACCTTGCGCAGCGTAGTTGATGTTGGCGTACAAGCCTTCTAAACCGCCTTGGTCACCGGGCAAAGCTCCGGGTTTGTAGCCGATTTGATCGTAGAAATTAGTGCCGGTGATAGGCGCTGTATCAGCTAATCCGTGAGTAGAAGCGTATTGCGCGGCTTGTGACATACCAGAGTTTTGCAGGGCGTTTGCCAGCGCTTGGTTTTGCAAGCCCACATCAGAGGTCATTGCTTGAAACTCGGCCGCGCTTGTGTCAGGCTTATTAATTGCTTGTACAAAACGTTTTTCGTAGTCACCTTGCTGGCCTTGTGTGCCTGTAATCCGTGCAATATCGCCAGCGCCTACGTTGTACTTTTGCATGTCGGCGGCAATTTGCGCATCTAAAGCGCCTGAAGCTAGTTTAGACTGGTCAAGCCCTTTGAAATAATTGAATACGTCTTGGTCGCCAACAAGCATTCCGTCAGCATAGCCGGGTACACCACCGCCAGACAAAGCCACAATACCGCCGGTGTTCATCTTTGTGGCGGGTTGTGGTGGTTGATTTAAAGAACCTACGCCAAGCTCATAGGGGTTAGGGTTCTGTTGTCTAAACAGTTCGCGCTGACCTTCAAATGTTTTATTGCCCCATTCGTTAGCTTTGACGGGTGTCAAAGCGCGTACGCCGTACAGTGGGTCTGGCTTGCCAGTATCTGGGTTGATGTTGAAATCAAACTGACGGATGTAGTTGTCGCTCTTAGGCGTAGGCATGCTTGTGGTCGTAGGAACCATAGCGCCTGCCATGATTGGGGCGGCAGCCATACCAATATTACTAAGGTTTTGCTTAGCAAACGCCATAGGATTGGCCTTGGCTGCATCAAAGCCCGCAGACAAGACGTCTGCTTTGGGGGCTGCAGCAATTGCTTGAGTGGCACCAAACCCACTTTCTGGAGAACCAATTGGCCCCTGAATACCTTCTGCGGCTGAACCAATAGAGGCCGTACCCGCGTTCATCAAGCTACCGCCAAGACCCGCACCCCCGTACGCGCCTAAACCTGCCATCAAACCACGAGACAAACTACCTGTTGCCAATGCCGTAATACCGCCCGTTGCTACACCTGCCATAGCCGCAGACATGCCCATACCAGCAGGGCCAAGGAACGCGCCAAGCGCAATAGGGGCAACAGCTTTAAATAAATCCGACAAAAGTCCAGCTTCGGGTAAACCCGTATGCGGATTGAGGGTCAGTGTCGTGCCGTTAGCTTCGGCAAATTTTTGTAGATTCCGGACTTCGTCCGGCGTCATGTGTACGAGTAGCGAGTCGTCGCCACGACCGTGTTTAGCTACCTGTTCGGCAAACTTATGCAGGCTCATTTTTGCCTCTCAAAATGGGGGTTGATCGATAATATCATGTTGGTAGCGCAGACACAAATGTTATAGAGCCAATCGCTGAAGGGACTGCGGGGTACGCCATGGGGGATGTTTGCGCAGGCAAACCTAGTATGTAAATACCCGTTGCACCGCCGGAGGTGGCGGCTTGATCCGTGCCCCACCAAAGCCCAATAGAGTCTCCGGCATTTAGCGTAAATACGACTTCAGAATACCCAGCAACATACGTTGGTACACCAGCGCTTTTTCGTGCCGAAACCGTAAAAACGGTTGTCGAGTTTGGTATGTCGTTAGCCGATGTTGTAACAGTACCATTTGTCCGAAGCCACACAATTGCGTCATGTGCTTGGTTATCGTCGTTGGCAAACTGAAGGCTGTACGTGATCTTGTAGATACCAGCAACCTGCGCTGTAGCCGTGCTGTTTGAATTTAGCGTGAACCCGCTACCGGCATCCAGCGTATTCCATTGAGTAATCGTTGGTGTGTTTGCTGCCGTTGCGTATTGAGTAGTACTGTCCGAGGCAGCAATGTGAGGGAACTGAATATACTTACCGCCGTTTGTGCCAAACAGCTCCCCCAGAGCGTTACGCAGTTGGTTAAAGTACAGACGTAAGACGTTTGTAAACTGATCTTGATAGCGGCGCTCGTACTCCGCCGTCCCCAGTGGTAGGTTGGGTACAGCAGGGTTAATGATGCGGTTGTTGTTCGCCATCAGCGGCGTCCGTCCGGTCTAATGTCAATACGTGGTGCGCCCAACTGCCAAGCCGTGTTGATCTGGTTTGAGCCAATTTTGAAAATCATCTGGCGACCGCGCATGCGCGTGAAGATCATGCCTGAGAACTCTTCAGTGATGTTGTATGCCGCGCTTTTTGACACAGGCTGCCCCGCATCGCTTGTAACCCCAGAGCCGGAATTAGCCAATCCAAACAACTCCATGGTCACAGTAGGCTGAACACCAGACGGAGAAGTCGTTGCGTTTTCAAACGTCAAGTCTGGCAAGATACGCCATACAAAACCAAAATTGTGGCCGTCGCCAATGTCAAATTCAGATGAAGAGATGTAAGCGTTGATCGCGGCGGTTTCGGCAGTTGCGCTATCGTTAAGCCCGTTTTCATGGTACAGCGCAGTGCTAGTGCCGGTGGCGTTGTCGTAAACAGTGGCCATGGGGTAGTCGCGTAGACCGGAATCCAACCAAGATGTGCGAGACATTGTGCCGTAGTACCAGAGCTTTTCTAGGTAGTTGTACACAACATAGCGGTCAATGTCCAAGCTGTTGGCAGAGCAATAGAACCACCAGACTTCATTAAAGCCTTCATTGGTTCCACACACAACTTGTGCAGCTTGGGCTTGGTTAAAGTCTTGGAAGACATAGCGGCGCAGGTCGCAGTTAAGCGTTTGCACACGGCCATCGTAGGCGTAGAACTTATCAACGCCCATCCAGTACACAATACCAGACGCAATAATTGCCGCGTTCTGGCCGACAATAGAAATGTTATCGCCAAGCAGTTGCGGTGCCCAAACATAAGGAGGGCCAAGGTACTGCAAAGAATACGCCGCCGAGTCTGTCAGCACCAAAATCTCTTGGCGGGTTTGTACAGTTGTAATGATCTGTGAGCCGTGAGAAAGTCTTGTAAACCCAGCTTGGTTTGTAGCGTCAGGTGTCCAGTTATAAATGTCGTCTTGCGCAGACCAGCGAATCAGCATTGGGTCGAGCACACTGGAGCCGTAGTCGTTTGTGCCAAACACAATAATGAAACGAGAAGAGTCAGACACAGTCAGCGTATTCTGAACAATTGGCGCATCCACAATGTTAGACACGGAGCCTGAACCAGAAGACGAGGTGTTCACTTCGTTGCCTGAACCATCAAGCAGATTAAACGTCAGGCCATTAACTTGGAAGACATAGTACGTAGTACCAGCGGTAATGCCTGTAGGTAATGAACCACCAGAAAACTGGAGTGCTGCGCCTTCTGTGTATAGGACTGTCGAAGTGACTACGGTAGGCGAAGCGTTTGTAAATGTGGCTGTGCCACCCAAAGTATTGAGCGCAACGCCCCGACTATTGACTGTGCTAGTTGCGTCCCAGTAATAGATACCGCCACCACGGGGGCCAAACACAAGGTCTTCGCCGTAGTTAATTTGGCTCCACAAGCGAATTGGGAACAGCGTGCTAGCGCCTGTGCCCCAAGGCCCGGAACC